GGCGTCCCTGTGCCAAATTTATACGGTTTTGGTTCCATGTTGTCACGCTCCTAGTCGGGAGCGGTTGTTTTTCATCCTCACATTTGCTCATGGGAGAGCTGTGAGGGGGTCCGCCACTTTGTGGGGTCACGGGCACAGTCGTGCCCGGTATTTTAGGAAGTAAATCTCTTCTTGACGTTGGAATTGAGAGTCGAAAAGATTTAATCGGCTGGCACTAGACCCTGGTAGGGGGCTATCAGCTGCTCAAGAACTCGAAGAGATTCGAGAACCTGGTCACACTGCTTGTAGCCTTCCAAGGGAGTGATCGAATTGAGGGACTAGCGAACAGCCTTCTTCAGGTATGTCGCGTCCACATAAATGCTCTGGTCACTCTGTGGGTCAAGGAGAAGTGCGGGGAGCATTTTGAGTGCTCCAAATCCGAGGTCGAGAAGTGTGTCTTTATTGGCATTCATCCACTCTCCAATGGACGAAAACACACGATGCAGCCAGTTGGGACCAGAACCGCGGAGTTCCGCGATGAGATTGTTCAAAGCAGGGTCGTTGATTGGCTGCGTGAGGTTGGGAAGCTTGCCGGCCACTTGCTGCACGAGGTCGACTATGTGCGCGGCATCCTTCCAACTCGATGACTGCAAAGGACGGGCCGACACTCGGACACCGCTGCCAGCCTTCAAACCCTGGCGGGCTCGATTCTAGCAGAAAGCGTCATCGGTCCTAGTGAAGCCGGAGGCATTCACATGAGATGTCACCGCTAGGGTGAAGACTTAATTCGTCCCGTCCTGGAACTTGGTGAACGCCTTGTTCACGATGGCGTAGCTAACCACCTCTCCCTGCATGGCGTTAGAGACCGTAGCCTTTCCTCCGAGAGGGTTATCTCGGATGAGACTGTCAACCGCCATCGCAGAATGAAGGCTGAAGCCGAAACGGTTCTGCGACACGTCTAGGGTGAGGGTGGACATGCGAATGAGGTCATCAATCGTGAAGGCGGCGGGGATGCCATCTTCTGTTTGAAGGGCGCTGTGTGGTAGCACTCCCATGTGGATGACTCCTGTTGTGCCCACCTTCTAGCTGATGAACGAGAAGTCCAAGGAACTCGCCCATACAAAGGCTGAATTCGTTGCCTGGGTTCCGTCGGATCCGTAGATTTCGTCCATCGTCCTTCCCTCCTGTGCACGTGTCATGATCACGTCGATCGAGGTGGAAAGCTAGAGGTTCGAGGTCTGAAGCATCCCGACTCCCGCGAACTTGGTGGTGACAGGAATTTCTCCGTTGCCTCCAAATCCATGGAAGTGAGAATAAGAGCAGCAGTGCATGATAAGCAGGAAATCGTTGGTCCCCAGATCCCTCTGCGCTAAAGCGTCAGCGCTGTAGGCCTGGCGGATTATCCGATTCGTGTTGCTCTTAATCGGGACTGTGTCGATGATTGCGTTATCGACCTCGAATTGAGCCGCATACTATCCGGGGAGTTGCTTCGCGATGGCCATCAGATTCCTGGCCTGCTCCTCTCGGACGATTGACTCAACGGCCCTCTGCTATGCAAGTTCCTGGGCCGTATGTGGATGGGAGTTCCTGGGGCGCTCCATCTTTCTGGTTGGTGCACCTGGCGCCCGGGGCCTCCGCTCTCTACGGGATTTTTTCGGCTCCTCAACAGCCACGATTGTGACAGGTTTAGGAGCACGGCGTTTTCTGGATCGCTATTTTGGCTTATCCATTCAGTATTCTTGGTTATATAGAGGGTTCTTTGGGAGAGACCCCGAACGGATGTCGCCGTGACAGAGAATGCGAGTCCTGTGCTGTGCCAAATCAGCCAGGATCACATGATCTAATTGGAGGATCTAGTCGACGTGAACTTCGTCGCCTCCAAGGTCGCCGTAAAATCGGGCGTCCGTCTCCATGGACGCCTTGTAGAGAGCCTCCTCGATCTGATCTCCCGTCATTGTGGGATGTTTGTGGAATTCACGAGCGATCAGAAGGAGGGTATTGAGTCGGGGGGATGCGCAGCCGTACTACCTTCGCTTGAGCTCCATATACATCCACGGATTTCGATGCATCAGCGAGTTTTGGCCCATGTAGTACTCTTTGGTGTTCAGCATCTTGTCGTAATCAGGATGGCAATGGAGCTTACCAGCATTGTAATGAAAAGTCTTAGACAAGAAGCTGGCACCTTCGATGCCACTGCACATGACTTCTGTGATGACTTGTCCTATCCCGAGCGGATTGGGTTAGTACTTCACTCGAGAGGACAATCGCCCCATGGCCGCGCGGACTCGATCCACGTGCTCAGGCCGCGTAAGGAGCATCACGTCATCGCCCGATGCCAAGAGACGGAAGTCAGGGTTCAACCACGCATCTCTGAATCCAGCCTCTTCGAGATAGTAATACTGCTGGCAAACGGAATCAGCTGTATTTCCCATCGTGGTACGAAACGAGTGCCCCGAAAATGTCGTTCCGTTCAATCTTATCCCCATCAGTTCGTTCAGCGGCTTGGGGATTAGCCGCGCATACTTCAACATGTCCTCATCCATTTCCGTCTCAAATCCAGGAATGTGAGCAAACAAGAAGTTCTCGTAGCACGAGAAATGCTTCCTGAGCTGCTCCGCAGTCCTAGAAGGGAAACGGGCGCCGTTCTCCGCCAGCCACTTTTCAAAACATGGGATGAACTTGTCCCAAAGTGGCTGTTGGACCGCTCGTTGCATCCACTCGTGTTGGTTGGAGTCGTAAGCGGCGCCGTCGGAGCAGATGGCGGCTTTGAGGTGATCTGATGACTACACCACCTCTGCGAGCTACTTTAGATTTAGCCCGCAGATAAATTCGGGCATAATCTACAGGAGCTCGTGCTGGACATGAGAGCTGATCGCCTGGACCAGACCAAGGGTCTGGCGGGCTGGATTAGCGATCAGCCTTGGTCGGTTCGGGCCCCCATCGAACTGCGTCTGAGAGAGTGACTAGGTATCGGTGTATTGCTCACCACTCTTGACCATGGCAGTGCCGAACCATGCTTCCTTGATTTCAGCCCCGCTTAGCTGCTTCACAATCTACTTGAAGTAGAGATCTCTTTTTCCGGGGGCGAACTTCTCTGGATAATCCAGGAAGCGGGGGGTCGGAGCGTCCTCGGGGTTGAACGCCCGGAATGTGTGTGCCCAGAACCTTCTACACATGTTTTAGAAGCGGATCCGATGACACACCTCAGCTCTCACTCGGCCAGAGAGCTGTCGAGAGATGGCGCTCGCGACGTTCTGCAACGACTTTGTTGAGAATTCGTAGCAGACTCCAGTTCCTTTGGGCTTGAAGGATACTTTAGTTGCCATCTTCTTCTCGTTGAGCTGAATCATGGGTCGGTAGCATTTCAGCTTCTTGTCGTAGCCGCATGGGCCGAATTCCTCTGTCTTCTCTTTGACAAAGGCCGCGAGTGCCTTAAGATTGTTCCGGGTGGTCTTGCAGATCACCACCTCAGGATGAGGCTCGAGGAGGAGCTGAGAGTCGGGCATTTTGTGTCGGTAATAGTCGACCATCTCAACTGTTTCCATAGCTCCCGTAATAGGAGGTGGAGTCCTCTTCTCCGCCTCATAGTCCCCCATCCAATCCTGGATGAGGGGTCGTGCCATCTCTTAGACGTCCTTTCGAGAGTGGCGATCCCCGTGACATGCGAGTCGATGGCGAACGCGGTCCACGCGCACGATGTCGCTGTCGATGTCCGGAGCCTCCTGAGCAGCGAGGCGTCGCGACACCTGAGGGGGGTCGAGCAGCGTGTGGCCTAAGTGTTTTGCCACGTGCACTACGCTGTCGTAGCCCCCATACAGACTCTGTCGAAGGGCGTCCTCTACAGTAGTTCGCACGCGGTGCGCTGGCATGGATGCCGCCAACGCCTTCTGCGGAGCGTGACCCTCGAACAAACTGGCTCTGTATCTAGCG